CCAAGCTGTGGGATCAGACTTTCAACATTGTTGTCGATGTCAGTGAAGAAGAAGCTGACCGTAACTGGTTAACCCAGACGCTCACAGGAGACCCAACGGATGGCTATAAAGGCGCAAATAAGATCGGCGCTGTAGGTGCTAGGAAAGTCCTAGACAATGACTGTAGTTGGTCAGCCGTTGTCGCTGCGTTCGTTAAGCAAGGTCATACTGAAGCAGAGGCCCTGCAACAAGCTCAGGTAGCACGGATACTGCGGTACGATAATTACGATCTAACAACTAATACTATAAAGGTGTGGACCCCATGAACCCATTCGATGTTGTTGAACCTGTTGACGGTGATATCGTTAACAAACCTTCCCATTACACACGTTATGCAATCGAGCCTGTGACGTTCATTATGCGTAATGATCTACCGTTCCACACAGGTAATATTTGTAAGTATGCCGTGAGGGCAGGGTTCAAGTTGTATCCTGATCAGACAGAGGTTGAGAGTGAAATCACAGACCTCAAGAAAGTCATCCGTTATGCAGAGATGCGTATCAATTTACTTCAAGGTGAAATGGAACTTTAAAGGTGCGTAAGAAAACCTATAATGACAAAGTGCGAGAGGCTTCCGATAACACAAAGGTACAGCCTCTCGTACCAAAGAACCCCGCTCAGAAAAACTACATCGAGTGTATCAACCGTTTCCCTCAGATATTCGTTACTGGTCCCGCTGGGACAGGTAAGACATACATTGCTGCGGCTATGGCGGCTGATATGTTCTTACGAAAAGATGTAAAGAAGATCATCTTAACTCGCCCAAATATTCCCGCAGGTAAGTCTCTGGGATTTTTTGCAGGTACTATCGAGGACAAAATTAGGCCTTGGGTAATCCCGCTCACTGAGGTTCTTGAACAGCGACTTGGTAAGGGTCGTTTCGAGATTGCTATGAAGCGTAAGGATATCGAGATCGTGCCTTTCGAGGTGATGCGTGGTCGATCATTTAACAACGCCTTCGTTATCTTGGATGAAGGGCAGAACCTAACACCCCATGAGATGAAAATGTTTCTTACGCGGATAGGTGAGGACACAAAAGTGTTGGTGAATGGCGATCTTTTACAACACGATCTCAAGGAAAAGTCAGGGTTAGCAGTAGCTATTGATCTGATTTTTAAACACAACATTGAAGCCGCTGTATGCCATTTCAACCATGATGATGTGGTTAGGTCAGGTATTTGCGCCCAATGGACCCGTGCTTGGGGATAATATTAACCGTTACTAGACCTAGAAGGGTGGTTTTATGACCCAAACCCCTATGATTGACAAAAATTTAATAGACTTCCTTTCGCGGATGTACCCCGATGTTTCACCAGAACTATCCATGTCAGAACGAGAGATATTCTTTCGGCGTGGTGCGGTTGATGTGATTAGAACATTGAATAGAATTTACTCAGAACAAAATGAGGATGTTCTAAATGTTGAACGGTGAGTCATTCCCGCTCGTATCAACTAAAGCGATAGATACTCTGTGGCCGACTTTAGAAATCTTTCTTTCAAGAGTTGCGGACAATAAAGTTCATACTGAAGATATTTATAACCTATGTATGGATGGAGTGTGGTTACTTTGGGTTCACCAAGTGCCTGATACGGGCGATATTACATCTGTGGCTGTTACTGAATTTATTGAATATCCTCAAACTACAAACCTGAAGGTATTATTTCTTTCTGGTGATGGTGGTGATTGGCTGTCTGGAATGTCTATATTTGAACGCTTTGCCCGTATCAACCAATGTGAATCTATTGAAATTCACGGACGTAAAGGTTGGGAAAGGGTCTTAAAAACTGGTGGTTATAGTATGAGCCACATAACCCTGAATAAACGGATTTTATAATGTTCCTAAGTAAAGTAACTAAACCTCAAATTGCTTTTAATAAAGGTGGTGGTGGTGGAGGCGGCGGAAGTTCGTCCAAATCGAAACCCGCGCCTAAGCCTGTAGCCAAAAAGAGTTCTGGACGTAACCTAGATGCGGATAATTTCGCGGGATCAAGTTACGCACCAACAAAGAACGCTGGGACCTCTAAGGCCAAGCAGGTTACATACACACACGCTACTGATCGTGATGATCGTAGGCAGGTTCCTGTGACAGGCTCGACAACTAGCTTCAACAGTAAAAGCAGTGTGTCTGCTAAGGATTTGGCTGACGGTAATGTCAGTGAGTATAAGTCTAAAACAGGCGGCGGTGGTCTGATCGTTTCTCGTGGGACTACCTTGGATCAAGCTCCACAGGTTGACGCGACCAGTGGCGGCAAGACTAACAGCGAAGTGTATGACACTACCGATGTCCGTGCTCCTACAACAACAGCCCCAGTTACGACTGGTGGTGGTGGTGGTTCATCCGCGCCTGTGACAGCGCCTCAGACTATAGACGCTAAAGATGGTGTTGGTGGTGGTCGTGATGGCGGTAAGGCTCGTAAGAGTAAAGCATCGAAGACCAATGAAGATAAGATCGCTGTTAAGCGTAAATCTATGGGCATCTCTCGTTACCAAACGGCTCGATCAAACCCTATGGCTATCAATAAACGAAAGGCTTAATTTAAAATGTGTTTCATGAATACACCAGAGCCGCCCCCACCCCCGCCTCCTCCCCCACAAGCTCCACCAGTTTTAGAGCAAGAAGCTCCTAAATTGAGTGAAGGTAGTGAAGATGGGACAACGCTGGATCGGCGGTCTCGTGGCTTTAAATCTTACAAGATTCAAGCAAGAAATAAAATGACCTCAGACACCAATAAACTCGGTGGCATGGTCCAGAAAAACAATACTAACAAATAATATTAAAGAGGTGTATCGTGCATAAAGACGAAGCAGTCTGCGCTAAGAAGTACGAAAACCTATCCTCACACAGAACGACATATTTAGAGAGAGCAAGGGAAGCGGCTAAACTAACTATCCCTTCTCTTGTTCCAGAGGAAGGTCACACCTCTTCAAGCAAACTGTACACCCCCTATCAAGGTGTTGGTGCGCGTGGTGTGAACAACCTAGCCTCTAAACTTCTGTTGTCTCTACTTCCACCCAATGCTCCTTTCTTCGCTATGCGTTTGGATGATTTTACAATCCAAGAGTTAGCTCAAACAGAAGGCGCAAGGGCCAAGGTAGACGAAGCTCTCAATAAGTATGAACGAGCCGTAATGACAGAGATTGAAAACTCTGGTATGCGGTCTCCCATATTTGAGGCTCTCAAACAGTTGATTGTCGCAGGTAACGTACTTCTATATCTCCCACCTGAAGGTGGTGCGCGGGTTTTCCCGTTGAGCCGATATGTTGTTAAGCGTGACCCGATGGGTGAGGTGATCGAGGTTATCGTTAAGGAAACCATGTCACGGGCTACATTGCCTGAAGACATCCAAGAAATGTTGACCGCCAAAGAGGGTGACCTCCCAAGCGATGACAACAATAAGAAATCTGACGAGATCAACCTATACACAAAGATGTATCGTGAAGGTAACAAGTATATCTTGTACCAAGAGCTAGATGGTATGATCGTTCCTAACTCACACGGTAAGTATCCATTGGATAAAGCACCTATGCTGGCATTACGGTGGACCCGCATCGATGGTGAAGACTATGGCCGTTCCTATGTAGAAGAATACATTGGTGATCTGATCTCCCTAGAGGGCCTGTCTAAGGCTATCCTAGAGGCTTCCGCTGTGTCGGCTAAGGTTGTGTTCCTTGTGGCTCCTAACGGGACTACACGGGCGCGAGATATCTCCAAAGCTGAGAACGGCGCCATTGTGTCAGGGAACGCGGCTGAAGTGTCTACCTTACAGGTACAGAAACAAGCTGATATGTCTATCGCTTCTCAGACAGCCTCTACTATTACTGAGCGTCTGGCCTATGCTTTCCTCATGAACTCCGCGATCCAACGCGCGGGTGAACGGGTTACCGCAGAGGAAGTTCGGTATATGGCAGGGGAACTTGAGGACGCCTTGGGTGGTGTCTACTCAATCTTGAGCCAAGAATTTCAGTTACCATTGGTCAACCGCATCATTGCTCGGATGACTAAAAAGAAGAAACTTCCGTCACTTCCTAAAGGCGTGGCAAATCCAACCATCGTCACAGGTCTTGAGGCATTAGGCCGTGGACATGATATGAATAAATATCAAATGTTCCTACAAGCTCTAGCCCCATTAGGACCTGAGGCTGTCGCACAGTTCATGAACGTGAATGATTATATCACTCGTGTTGGGACTGCATTGGGTATCGACATGGATGGTCTCATTAAATCTGAAGAACAATTACAACAAGAACGACAACAACAGGCTCAACAGATGCAGCAAGCACAGATGATGGAGATGGCGAAAGCCGCTACTGGTCCTGTTGCTAGAGAAGCTGCGGGTGCAGCCCGTGATAGTGTCGCAGGAAATGGTGAATAAGAATGGTCGAACAAGTAGTTATCGACACATCCGCTGAAACAGCAGGTCCAAGTTTGGAAGAACAAGCCGCTGAAATGGATGCTGGTGTACAAGAACAGAACGAGACAGACCGCCCAGAGTGGCTACCTGAGAAGTTCGGTTCTCCAGAGGATATGGCTAAAGCATACTCAGAACTAGAGTCCCGTATGGGTTCTCAAGAACCTCAGGCTGAAAGTGAGCATGAGGAAGGCGAGGTCCGTGAGGAACTAGATAACGCTGGAGTGGATTACGATGCACTCTCTCGTGAATTCTGGGACAATGGAGACCTCTCCGTTGAAAGCTATGATATGCTAAAGGAAGCAGGTATTCCTCGTGAAATAGTTGATAGTTACATTCAAAGCCAAATCAGCGTTATGGACAGCCAACGGTCTAACATAATGAATGAGGTAGGTGGTGAGCAAGGTTACGAAGAGTTAACCGCGTGGGCCGCTGATAACCTAGATGAAGCTGAGATAGACTACTTTAATCGGATGATGGACAGCAATGACTTCAATGCTATCCGTATGTCTGTTCGATCTATTGCCGCACGGCGTGAAGCCAGTGAAGGTATCGAGCCTTCCCGTAACCTATCTGGCAGTTTGTCGGGTGGTACAGGTGGATCATACGACAGTGTGCAGCAATTGATGGCCGATATGCAAAGCCCATCCTACGAAAATGATCCAGCGTTCCGCGCACAAGTCGAGGCTAAGTTGGGACGTTCTAACATCCTATAGGAAGAACACATGAGCAAATCAGGACGGGTCTATTCAGACTACGATAAAGAGTATCAGGCTCGTCCTGAACAAGTTAAGAAGCGTGTGTCGCGTAATAAGGCACGGCGTATGATGATCTCTAAACACGGTAAGTCCAAACTAACTGGTAAGGACATTGATCATTCAAACGGCAACGCTACTGACAACTCTTCTAGTAACTTAAAAATCATGTCTAGCTCTGCAAATAGAGCAAAAAAGTAGGGAGCCTTCGGGCTTCCTCGACCACGCCGCTTATTAGTGGGTGGCGAAAACAGGAACATCCAACGGCCACGGGTGTTCTCTTTTTTTCATCTAACTCAACCAAAGCAATTAATTACGTTGAGGCCCCTTACGAGGGATAACCTTATCGGAAAGAGCGCACACGGACACGTTAGAGAACAACCTAACAATCTAAACTCTTTTCCAAGGTGAAATAAAATGTCTAATGCTAATCCATCCCGCGTGGGTCAGGTCGGTCTAACAGGTGCAACTGACGCCCTGTTTCTGAAGGTCTTCTCAGGTGAGGTAATGTCTACTTTCAACGCACAAACTGTGATGAAAGAAAAGACCCGTATCCGCTCTATCCAGAACGGTAAGTCCGCTCAATTCCCAGCAATCGGCAAGACCGTAGCTGAGTACCACACTGCTGGTGCAGAAATCTTGGGCAACAACATCGAACACGGTGAGAAAGTCATCACAATCGATGACCTGTTGATCTCAAACACTTTCATCGCAAATATCGATGAAGCTAAGAACCATTATGATGTCCGTTCTGAGTATTCCAAGCAAATGGGCCAAGCTCTTGCACAAACATACGACCGCAACTTGCTGTCTATGGCTATCAAAGCTGCTCGTGACCCATCTGGCCTAGGTGCTGGTATTGCTGGTCAAGGCTCCGCTGCTTCTGTAGCTCTCGGTGCTACTCCAACTACAGCACAAATTGTTGCTGGCATCTATGACGCCGCTGCTACTCTTGATACACGCAATGTACCAGAAGCAGAGCGTTTCGTGATTGTATCGCCAACCGTCTATTACGCACTCGTGCAAGACGACAAGCTGATCAACCGCGACTTCGGTGCTAACGGTTCTTACTCTGACGGTTCAGTAATGAACGTGGCAGGTATGACTATTATTAAGTCTAACAACGTAGCCGTGGATCACTCTACAGCTGCTGCGTACCCAGACTTCAACGCCAAGTATGCCGTAAATGCTACAGACACATCTGCATTGATCATCCAGCGTCAAGCTCTGGGTACAGTTCAGTTGATGGATATGGCCACAGAAATGGAATATGACATCCGCCGTCAAGGTACACTCGCTGTATCTAAAATGGCTGTTGGTCACGGTGTATTGCGCCCAGAGTGCATCATCGAACTCCGCGCTGCGGCTTAACCAAACATGGGCCTCTCTAGTTAACCTAGAGGGGTCCTTTTTTACATTTACAGGGATAACTCATGGCAACTCTTTTGACCCCAACGACAGAACTCGAAGCTGTCAACGTATGCCTTGCGAACATTGGCGAGTCGCCAGTGAGTGCCATTACGGGTAATATCACCGTTGATGCGGCTCTAGCGAGAGACCTACTTCGACAGGTGACCCGCGAAGTTCAAACACACGGGTTCTATTGGAACACAGAACTTAACTATAAACTAATTCCAAACACAGCCGACAACCTTGCTCTACCTGCTAACGTGTTGTCAGTAGACACCACAGGTGACGATAAGAACAAAGACCTCGTTGCCCGTGGACGCATCTTATATGACCGCGTTAAGCACACATACACATTCTCAGAACCAGTTTATGTAGACATCGTTGTAGCTCTTGGTTTTGAAGAACTACCAGAAATAGCTCGCCGCTATATCGCGGTTAGAGCCGCTCGTATCTACCAAGAACGGGTGATGGGTAACGGTTCTATTTCAAACTTTAACACATCTGACGAAGATATGGCCCGTGCTGCTTTGCTGGCTGAGAACATGGAAATTGAAGATAATAATATGATGACAGGAAACGCCTCTGTGTTTGGCATCCTCTCCCGTACAGCGTATTAAGAGGTGAAATAATGCCCTTAGTCTCAACAACTGTTTCCAACCTAGTAAGTGGTGTTTCACAACAACCCGCACCACAGCGTCTTAGGACTTCTGGTCAGGAAATGAAAAACGCATACCCGTCTGTTGTGGCAGGTTTGCAGAAACGTCCTCCAACCCAATTTGTATCACCGCTGGATACTAACATTACTGACGATGACACCACAGCGATCCATGTGATTAACAGAGATTTCAACGAGAGATATATTGTTGTCGGTGGTTCAGGTGATGTTGAGGTTTTTGATACTGATGGTGTTAAAAAGACCGTCAACTACCCTGATGGTAAATCATACCTCCCCACATCCGATATGTGGACAAAGTTACGGTTTGCCACGGTAGCTGACACCACGTTCATTCTTAATACTGAAAAGACAATTGAAACCGTAGCTCTACCAGAGACACGTTCTGACCCCAGCGCAACCGCGTCTGTTTTCATTAAACGTGCTGTGGCCTCTACGACCTATGCTGTGTACATCAACAACGTACTGGCTGCGACAACCTCTACAGAAGATAACACCACTGCTGAGACTGCCCTAGAGGGTACTTCAGACATTGCAGAGGAACTAAAGGCTGACGCTATTAGCCGTGGTTATTCTGACGCACAAACATTTGGACCCACTCTTACATTCTCTGTACCCGCTGGGGCCGATATCAGGGTGCTCGACCAGTTCGGTGGTGCGGCTATGGAAGCATTTACAGACCGCATACAGTCATTCGACAAACTACCACCCTCTGAAAAGCAGGGTCGTATCGTACAAATTAAGGGTAACCTTAATGACGCTACAGAGGATTATTGGGTCGAGTTCGATAACAACGTGTGGGAAGAAACCGTAGGATATAACGCGGGTGAGGGCTTCAACGCCTCAACAATGCCTCATGTTCTCGTGAGGGAAGCTAATGGAACCTTTACATTTAAACAACACACATGGGGTGAACGTACAGTAGGTGATGGGGACA